GAATTATGTAGATGCTGCTACTCCTGAATTGCGTTCAAAGGCAGTTCTTAATATGGAAGAGTCTGTTGTCTACCGCCTTGCTGAAAAACACGGTGTTGATGCTGAAACAGCAAGAGAATTTTACCAACAATATAAAGGTGCTAGAACATCTGCTTTACAATCCATTAAAGACAATGGTTTTATGGCTGATATTGATGGAAAAATAATTGATGTTCCACAACTAGAATCACAGACTGCTGATTTTATGCCAATAATGGATTTTCAATTATTGGACAAATTACTTCGTCGTAATGCTTCATCATTAAAACTTGTTTCCAGGAATGTTGGTCGTGGTGTAGATACATTTGTTCACGCAGCAGACATTATGCAAGATATGTTTAAAGCTGGAGCCTTAATTCGTCTTGGCTATACTGTACGTAACGGAGTAGATTCACAAGCACGCATTTTTGCTTCAGTAGGAGCATTGGCTAGTTTACAATTTCTTGGACCTGGCTTAAAGAATTTGATGTTTAACACAATTAAAGCACCAATTCGTTTAATTGATAATTACACACCAGTAAAAGGTGAGGGTTTAACCTATTCAGAAATTGCTATAAAAAATAATGATTTAATTAAAGAGATTAAAACTGACTCTGCTAAAGCAATAGACCTAGCAAAGCAAGTTAAAGCCGAGCCAAATAATACAATGCTTGCAACTGAGTTAAATACGTTGCAAATGAAAATTGCTGAAAAGCGTATGGTTTATACACACAACACAGAGGTGTTAGCACGTAATAAGACTGCTGCTCCTAAAGCTAGAGTAGGTGAAGGCACAATAGAATTTACTGCTATGGACGGAACCAAGTATCAATTAGCAGATGCTTTTGGTGGCAAACTTGGCCCTATGTTCAGAAACCTATCTTCATCAGCAAAAACATTTGAGAACGCTGTTGATAGCAATTATAATTTAATTAATAAACAATTCACTAATAAAGGTATTGGCGCAGTAAAGCCTGGCGATGTTAATTATTTTGATGCTTGGACACAAACTCTTAATCGTCAATTTGCTAACTCTGCGGTTATTAGAAAATTAAATGAAGGTAAAAACATTGACGAAATTAGTCGTTGGTTAGTAGGTTCTCCAGAAGGTAGAGACCTTCGCAGAAGATTAGGTTTTGTCTCTCTTGAAGCACCTGAGTTTGTAACTAGAATCAATAATTTCTACAATACATATTTACCTGAAACTTCTGGCCTTCGTTCTAAAATTGGCACAATAACTCCAAATGATTTACGACAGGCTTTTAAAGACCCAAATGAATTACCAATAATTCACGGTAATATTGTTGAAAATAATATTAACAATATTGATAAATTCAAAATACGTAGTGCTATCAATGGTTTATTTAAAGTTTTAGGAACTATGCCTGAAGATGCTTGGGCTAGACATCCTCTTTATATTAATTCATATCGTCAAGAAGTACAACGTCGCCTTCAACTTATGGAAAGTTTAAACAAACGTACAGTTCTTCCTGTTGAGCAAGAAGCCATTATGTCTGCTGCTCATAAAGTAGCTCTTAAAGATGTAAAAGAAATTCTTTACAATATAGAGCGCCGCAGCAATTTAGCAGCAGCATTAAAATATATTAGCCCATTCTTTTCTGCCCAAGAGAACGCTTACAAAACTTGGTCTAAACTTGCAATTTCTCATCCTGGTTTAATAAATCGTGGTAATCAAATTTGGAACGCTCCAAACAGAGAAGGTTTAGTAACGGATGAAAACGGTAAAGTAGTTCCAGAAGGTGAAACCACTAATAATGATGTTATTTGGGTTAGCCTTCCTAAAGGTGTAACAAAAATTCCTTTTGTTGGTGGCGGACTAGAATCATTAAATCAAATGGGTATTCCAAAACAATCACTTGATGTAATGTTTCAGGGCGGTATGGATGTTATTTACAATAAGGGTGCAGGAAATGTATTTTCTGACATATTCCCAGTTGGTCCATATGTAGCAATTCCAATTAATGCTATGGTTAAAGATCGCCCAGATTTAGCAGAAGCGTATAAATGGGCATTACCATATGGAACATCACAAAATAATTTAGCGCCAATATTACCTGCTTGGGTAAAACGCCTTCAGACTCAATCTTCTGAAATGGATAGTGCAGAGTATGGTCGCACTTGGCAAGTAATCTGGAATACCGAACAACGTAAAGCAAAAGATGAGGGTAGAAAAGCCCTTACTGCTGAGCAGGTTGATCGTATGGTAAAAGATTATTACAGTATGCGTTTAGTTGCTAACTTGGTACTTCCATTTGCTCCTAAATTTAATAGTCCTTATAGATACTATATGGACAAATATCGCGAGTTTCGTCGTGAAGGAAATATCACAGACGCGAATGGATTAAAACTAACACCAGACCAAAGATTCTTTAAAGAATATCCAGACTTCTTTGAGTTTGCTCAAAGTCTATCTGAAAATAAAACTGGCGTTAACTCATCTATTCAAGCGGTTCAAAATATTAAAGATAACAAATCGTTAGTTGGCAAATTAAACAACATCAATCCAGCAATGGTTGGATTAATTACTAATGACCCAACTGGTTATGATTTCTCACAAGCTGCTTACAATTGGTTATACAATGAAAAGGTATCACCTGGAAGTAAGCAAACATTTCTAGGAACTAAAGACCCTATAGAAGCCCAAAAGCAAAACGAGGCTAAAAAGGGTTGGATCCAATATGGAAACTATGTAAACGTATTAGATGCCGAACTTAAAAAACGTGGACTTACTTCATATAGCCAAAAAGGTGCAGAGGATCTTGGATTTTTAAAAACTATAATTGTTAATAGACTTGCTAAAAACCCAGATGGCTCTCCATCTGCTTGGTATTTAGACTATCAAGATACAGATGGCTCTAAGGTTAATAAGTCAATTGAGGGACTTAAAACAATCCTTAGTGATAAAAAGTTTTTAGATAAAAATGCAGATAATCCTACTTGGAAATCTGTTGCTTTATATTTAGAACTCCGCGCTAAATTTGCTAATCAATTAGCACAACGTAATGTTAAAAGCATTGACGCCAAAGCAAACAGTGATATTAGATTTCTTTACGATACAATAGTTAATCGTATGAAAAATGAAAATCAAGGTTTTAAAGATTTATACGAAAGGTTCTTGGCTCAAGACCTTATTTATGATAAATACCTAACACCAAGGACGGTTAAATAGTGGCTGATAAATTAGACGCAGAATCCGCAAGAGAACAAAAACGTACTGGTCGTACTTTTGTTCCAGCACCTGCTGGAGTAATTGATCCTGGCGCTGGTTTAAACGGACTTATTGGGGGTCTTTCCGCAGATGAGCAAGCAATGTTTGCTGAATTACAAGCAAATGCTGCGGTTGGTAAAGCCAAGAAAAATGGAACTTACACTAGCACCGAACAATCAAGCACTACTCCAACTGATGCAAAAATCACGGAAGATATCAATAAGTTATTTCGTCAATACTACGGCAGAGATGCTAGACCAGGTGAGTTAGCCCCATATCTAGCAGAAGCAAAAACAACTTACGTTGATCCTAAGACTGGTGCTACTAAATCATTTGTTCAGGAAGTATACAAAGATGGCAACTTAGTAAGCAGAAAAGTTTTAACTGCTGATAAGCAAGACCCATTATTACAAATTGAAGAAAGTATTAAAAAGAATATTGCTAGTGGTTTAGTTGATGTTAACAAAGCCAATATTCCAGAAGGGCCTTCTGGTAAATACTTTGTTGGTATTAAAGAATTGGCTCGTAGAAATGGTATTAACCTTTCAGATGCTGCTGCAACAGATTATGCAAATAAAATTGTTGGAGAACAAATAGATGAAAATACTGCCTATAACAATATCCGCGCATCAGCTGCTAGTGCTTTTCCTCAGTTTGCAGAAAACATTAAATCTGGTGTTGATCTAAAAACTATTGCAGATCCTTATATTCAATCAATGAGCAAGATACTTGAGATTCCAGATACAGGTATTGACCTGTTTGATCCAACTGTTCGCGGCGCTTTATCTTATACACAATCTGATGGCAAGGTTGGAACTAAATCTTTATATGATTTTGAAACAGAATTAAAGAATGACCCACGTTGGGCATATACAAAGAACGCTCGTCAATCAATTGATAATGTCGGATTACAAATTCTTAAGAGCTGGGGGTTGGCTAGTTAATGGCAATTAAAGATTCATACACTCCAGTTTCAACTAATACTGCTGGGCTTGTTACGCCATCTAAGGTAATAAATACTTCTGCTAAAACAACTACTACTGCACCTGTTGCTACTCGTCCATTAAAAGAATCAACTGCACCACAACCAAAAACTCCTACCGTAGTTCAAGAACCAGTAGCAGTTCCTAAAAAAGTATCTGGTCCTAATAATCTAGGATTAACCGCTGCGGAAATAGCCGCACTTGGAACACCCGTATCATTAATACCTACTGGAACTGGTGCTGGTCCTACAGGTGCAACTGGACCTGCAACACCCACCGTAATAGATACTTACACGGATGCTGACGGCAATCGTATTGCAGTAATGTCAGATGGTACTACACGTAATCTTGGTTCAACTGTTAATGATTCTAAACAAGTTAATGCTATTACAAATTTAGTATCACTATTTACTTCATACGGATTAGGTGCTGAAATAGCAACTGCAATCTCAGAACTTGTTAAAAAAGGTTATGACTCAGACACTATTAGCCTTATCGCACAAGATCCCAAAAGCACAGACCCATTATCAGTTGCTTATCAAAAACGATTTGCTGGTAATGCTGGTCGTATTAAATTAGGTTTAGCCCCATTTGACCCAGCAACATATTTAAATGTTGAAAAACAATTTGCCGAAACAGTAAAACAAGCAGGATTACCTGCTGGTTTTTATGATACGCAATCAGATTGGGCCAATTGGATTGGCAGTGGAGTAGCCCCTGCTGAAGCCACACGACGCGTTAATTTAGCATCAGATATTTTAGTAAATAAAGATCCTTCATATTTAGATCAAATGCAAAACCTTTATGGTTTAGATAAAAGCCACGCACTTGCTTATTTGTTAGACTCAAACAAAGCTTTGCCTTTAATTGAGAAACAAGTTAATGCTGTTAAATTTGCCGCTGCTGCTGAAAGAGCAGGAGTTGGTGTTAATAAAACACTTGCTGAACAATATGCTGATCTTGGCATAACTGAAGCAACAGCAAATAAGGGCTTCCAATCAATTGCTGGATCTTTGGCTGAACGCCAAAGACTTGCTGAAATGGAAGGCATTGATGCTGGTTCAGTTGGTAATAAATTAGTTTCTGCAACATTTACTGGTGGCTCACCTGATATTGGTGGAGCAGCCGCATCTGAGATTGGTAGATTTTCTGGCTCAGCAGGAGCAGGTAAAGGAACTCTAGGAGTAGAGCAAACAGGTATCCTGTAAATAGATTCCGTATGGACCGACCAGTATCCATATGCGTATTAAGAATCTGGCAGTAGAAGCCAACCCCTATTCCCCTGTAGGACGTTGTGGTCTGCGACAAACAAACACGAAAGGGAGTGCCAAATGGCAAACCAATATGATGATGATAACGACGATATGGACTTAGAGGATCAGCCACAAACTGATTCCAATGGTCCTGCAAATCTCCGCAAGGCTTTAAAGCGTGCAGAGAAAGAGAAGAAAGAACTTTCCGAGCAATTGGCAAGTATTCAGGCTGATCTACGCAGTCGTTCTCTCAAAGAAGTATTGGCCTCAAAAGGAGTGCCTGACAAAATCGCTAAGTTTATTCCTAGCGACGTCACTGCTCCAGAGCAAATTGATGCTTGGTTAAACGAACACAGCGATGTGTTTGGTTTTGCTAAGCCTGAAGATGCTCCTGCCAACGAAGAAAAAGAAGCAACCAAGGCAAGTTATCAACGTATTAATGCTGCTACACAAAATGCAAATGCTCCTGTAAGGGATGCAGATACAGTAGCAAAAATTAATGGTACTAATTCTCGCGAAGAATTAGATGTCTTAGTCTTTGGTCAATCTTTAAACCGACGTAGGTAGAATTAACCCATCCAAGCACAATTACACCCCAAGAAAGAGGTGAATAAATGGCCAACGCATATACCGATTCCAGTAGTGGTTCCCTAGGTACTTCCCTAGTACAGACCGCTTATGATCGCTATGTTGAATTTGCTCTCCGTGCTGTTCCTCTTATCCGTGATGTCGCAGATAAGCGCCCAGTACAACAGGCAATGCCAGGATCATCAGTAGCCTTCCAAATCTACACTGATCTAGCACAAGCAACAACCCCACTAACAGAGACAACTGATCCAGATGCAGTAGCACTTGGAAACACAACAACCGTTTCTGTAACACTTAATGAATACGGTAACGCTTCTCTTGCTACCCGCAAGTTAGAATTGTTCTCACTTTCAGACGTTGATCCAGCAATTGCTGACATCATCGCATTCAATATGGCTGACTCACTTGATTCAGTTGCTTTGCGTCAATTGAACTTCGGTACAAACGCAATTGCAGAACCAACAGCAGCAGCATCAGTTCCAGTAAGCACATACGCTGGCTCATACACAAACGGAACTTCACAAGCACTTGTACAGAATACTTCTGTAATCAAGTCTCGCGATATCCGTCTTGCTGTTGCTAAGTTACGTGCTAACAAAGTAGTTCCTCGCCAAGGTGAGTACTACTGGTGCGGTATCCACCCTGAGGTTTCACACGATCTTCGTGCTGAGACTGGTTCAGGCGGATGGCGTGACGATCATAAGTACTCCGAGACAGGTGCAGCCGAGTTCTGGCCAGGCACAATCGGAACTTATGAAGGAGCGATGTTCGTAGAGTCTCCACGTATGTTCAACGCATTTGACGGTTCTGGTGCATCAGGTGCATCAGGTACCTTCGGTACTTCTGCATATGTATACGGTACTGGCGGAGTTAAGAACTTCCGTACTTTAGTAGCTGGTAAGCAAGCACTTGCTGAAGCAGTTGCTGAAGAGCCACACGTAATCTTCGGTCCAATCGTGGACAAGTTGATGCGTTTCCGTCCAATCGGATGGTACGGCGTACTTGGTTTTGCTCGTTACCGTGAAGCAGCATTGGTTCGTATTGAATCATCTTCTTCAATCAATAACGTTACTGCTTAATTAAGTAAAACGATTAGCCCCGCTTTAGGGCGGGGCTACTCATTATGAAAGGAATTTATGGCGTATTTATTAAGACCACCAACAGTTGATGAAGGTCCTGCTGGTTTTGGTCGTTTCTTTTATCGCTATAAAATTGCAAGAAGCGACAGTCTTTTAGTTTACGGAACATCAGTAGTGCGCCTTCGCACACCAGGAGTTCAAGAAGCAGCAGATGCAGATTACTTTTATCTTGGCGGACACGAATATTATTTATCGGATGCTGAATATACAATTTTAACAAACGCTGGTTACGGCGCTAACATTACAACCGTTTAGGAGAACAAGTGAACCCAGGTAGATATAACATAACAGTTTACAAAGGCACAACTTTTCAACTATCTCCAGTATGGAAGGTTAATAACCTACCAGTAGACTTGACTGGATATACAGCCGCTATGCAAGTACGCCAATTTACTGATTCAAGCGTTACTGTAGAACTGACTACCTCTAATGGCAAAATTGTTATTACTCCAGCATTAGGTCAAATAGCATTAACTCTTACCGCTGCTCAAACAACTGACCTTGCAGCAAATAATTATTTATATGATTTAAATTTAACCAGCCCAAGCGGTGATGTTTACAAGATTCTTCAAGGTGCTTTTACAGTAGTTAATTCGGTGACTCAATAATGGCTATAGATGTATCATCAATATCAACTATAGAAATTCCAATAACTACCAACGTTTATAATGTTGGTTCAGTTCAACCACAAATTATTGAATTAGGACCTGTCGGTCCACAAGGTATTATTGGCGCAACTGGTCCTACAGGACCAACTGGCGCAGGAGTTACTGGCGCTACAGGACCTACTGGTGTTACTGGCCCTACTGGTTCTACAGGTGCAACTGGTTCTACTGGTTCTACTGGCGCCACTGGTACTGGTGTTACAGGTGCAACAGGAGCCACAGGCCCTACAGGAACCACAGGATCTACTGGAGCAACAGGTGCTAATAGCACTGTTGTAGGGCCTACAGGGCCTACAGGAGCCACTGGTAGCACTGGTCCTACAGGAAGTACTGGGTCAACTGGCGCAACAGGCGCAAATAGCACCGTGGCAGGTCCAACTGGACCTGCTGGTGCGACAGGTTCTACGGGTGCCACAGGTGCCAACTCAACTGTTGCTGGACCAACAGGACCAACGGGAGCAACTGGTGCAACAGGTGCAAATTCAACAGTGGCTGGACCAACGGGTGCAACGGGTCCGACTGGTGCAACTGGTGCTACTGGTGATGGTTACTCAGGAGTAACTTCAACATCAACAATTACTATTGGTACAGGGTTAAAAACTTTTTCTTTAGTTGGTAGTTATGCTGGCGCATTTATTACAGGCGCTCGTGCTAGGGCTATTCATAGCACTACTCCAACTTATTATATGGAAGGTTATATCAATTATCTAGGTGCTGGCACCTTGATTATTACAGTTGATGTAGCGGTTGGTAGCGGATCACATAACGCTTGGAACTTTAGTATTGCTGGCATAGTTGGTGCTACAGGCCCAACAGGTTCAACAGGCGCTACTGGATCGACAGGTAGTACAGGACCAACGGGCGCTGATAGTACTGTTGCTGGACCAACAGGACCAACGGGTCCTACTGGTGCTACCCCTACAAATTATGTAGCATCTTTTAACGGAGCAACTGGAGTAATAACTGGAGTTTCAAGCGTAAATGGTTCAACTGGAACCATTACTGGCATTGCAACTACTGCGGCTACTGTATCTTCATTTAATGGTGCCACAGGTACTGTAACTGGAGTTAGCTCAGTTAATGGAGCCACAGGTACTATAACTGGTATTGCTACTACTGCCGCTACGGTAGCCTCATTTAATGGCGCTACAGGCGCAGTAACTGGTGTATCTACTTTTAATGGCGCAACTGGTACTGTTACAGGAGTTGGTTCATTTAATGGCGTTACGGGAACCGTAACGGGCGTATCGTCTATTAACGGTTCTACGGGAACAATAACAGGTATTGCAACCACAGCAAATACTGTTGCTTCTTTTAATGGCGTAACTGGAACTGTGACTGGTGTTTCATCTGTTAATGGTTCAACAGGTGCTATAACTGGTATTGCCACAACCGCTAGTACAGTTGCATCATTTAATGGTGCTACTGGTACGGTAACTGGAGTAGGTTCATTTTCTGCAGGTACAACTGGTTTAACTCCAAGCACAGGCACTACTGGAGCAGTATCTCTTGCTGGCACATTAGCATTAACAAATGGTGGTACTGGTAAAACTTCAGCACCCGCTGCAATGGCTAACCTTATGGGTTATACCTCAACTGCAACTTCTGGTGCTACTACAACCTTAGACAATACAAGTTCTTACTACCAACAATTTACTGGAACATTAACCCAGACAGTTAAGTTGCCAGTAACTTCAACCCTTGCAACTGGTTGGACTTTTCATATTGTTAATAACTCAACTGGAAACGTTTCTGTAGTATCTTCAGGATTAAATGCTGTTATTACTGTAATTCCAAACACAACCGCAATGGTTACTTGTATTGGAGTCACCCTTACCACAGCAGCCGATTGGGAATTTGGTATTACTGATTTCTCCACTTATACAGGTACTGGGGATGTAGTATTTTCTACTAGCCCAACTTTGGCTGGAACCCCATTGGCTCCAACCGCTACTGCTGGCACCAATACCACTCAAATTGCCACTACCGCTTTTGTTCAAACAGCAGCCGCAGGCGCAGGTTCATTTGTGCAGTCCCTGATGCTGGGTGGAATGTAACCAGGACATATGGTACAATTCAGACAGTATGAAAATAGCCGTATACGCAATTGCGCTCAACGAAATAAAGCATTGTGAAAGGTTTGCGAAAGCCACTGAAGGTGCTGATTATCGTATCGTTGCTGATACTGGTAGCACAGATGGTACACAAGAAAAACTTAAAGAACTTGGAATAACAGTTCACCAGATAAGTGTTAAACCTTTTAGGTTTGATGTAGCAAGAAATGCTTCATTAGCATTAGTACCTGAAGATGCAGATGTATGTTTGTTTTTAGATTTAGATGAAGTTCCAAGCAAAAACTTTTTTAAAGAAGTTCGCAGGGGTTGGGTTGAAGGATCCGATCACGGCTGGATTACTTTTGATACTGGTAGCAAATGGCTTAAAGATAAACTTCACTCAAGGACTGGTTGGCTTTGGCGGTATCCTTGCCACGAAGTAGCAGTCTTTTATAAAGAAGGTGCCGCTAAGTATTGTGAAATTAAATCTGCTTTAATAGAACACAAGCCAGATGATACAAAATCTCGTTCACAATATACAAAATTATTAGAGCTGGCTGTTAAAGAACATCCAGATGATCCACGTATGTGGACATATATGACTAGAGAATATTACTTCTACCAAAAATGGGAAGATGTAATTAGGGCAGGAACTAGAACCCTAGAACTTAAAGACAAAGCCTGGAATGTAGAACAAGCAGCAGTATGTAAATGGTTAGCGGAAGCATCTTTTTATTTAAAGAAGCCAGCCGAAGAAGTTACTGCTTGGTATCAAAAGGGCGTAGAAATTTTACCAACTGAGGGTGAGCCTTGGTACGGATTGGCAATAGATGCTTATAGAAGAAGAGACTGGACAGCCTGTCTTGACGCCTCTGTTAACATTATGGACCTACCTAGATCAGTCCACTACTGCCACGAGTCCGCTATCTGGGATTGGAAAGCTTACGATTTGGCAGCAGTTTCTGCCTTTAATCTTGGACATTACCAAGAAGCATTAACATTTGCTCAACAGGCAGCAAAAGCAAATGGTCCAGAACAAGAGCGTATATTACGCAACATAGATTTTATGAAAGAGAAACTTAAATAATGAGCCACAGCCATACAAGTAAAGTTTTAACTTGGGGAGTAAATGAAAAATATGACTCAATACCTACAAAATATGGATGCACAAGTTGTGACGAAACTAGCGAAAAACCTTTTATTACCGAAGATGTATTTTCAAATCACGCTACTCATTTTGAGTACAATGACACTTGCTTTGCTTGCAAGGTACGTACACTAGAACTTAATACTGGTGATGCTGGTAGAGCAGACTCTTTACCACAAAAAAAATGGGATGCTGAGTTATCCGCATACCGCAGTGCTAGAGCAGAAGGTATTCAACCATCTGGCACTACTATGAAAAAGATTAATGAAGCGAAGGAAGCAAGTGAAAAACTGGGAGTTGCTTATAATGCAGAGGCTATGCCTGCTGCACGTAAGATAACAAAACGACACGCTACAGTAATGAAAGAAACAGGAGCAATATAAAATGGCAGCAAAAAAGATTACAAAGAAAGCAGCATACGCTGCTTATGAGAAAACTGAGCCTAAGGCACAGAAGAAAATAGAGTTAAAAAAAGGTGAATCAAAAGCACAGGTTAAAAAAGAAGTTAAAAAAGGTATGTTTATGCTTAAGAAGAAGAAGTAATAATTATGGCAATGGCAAAAAAGGGAATGGGTTTCAAAAAAGCCCAAGCAGGAATAGCCAAGAAACAAGGCATTCCGATGGAACGTGCTGGTGCAATCCTCGCATCTGCTACCCGCAAGGCATCTCCAGCAGCAAAAAAAGCAAATCCAAATCTTAAGAAAGTTCTTCCAGCAAAGAAGAAAAGTAAGTAATGGCTAAATCACCAGCGTGGCAACGCAAAGAGGGTAAAAACCCTAAAGGTGGCTTGAACGAAAAGGGACGCGCTAGTGCTAAGGCACAAGGCAGTAACTTAAAGCCACCA